AAGTGTGTCTGGTCTTTCGCCATCGGTCAATGAGTATAGTTCATACTCTACTAATGAGTTTACTGATTCTTGTTCTATCTTAGACTTTCTAAAAAAGTCTTTGATGTATACAATCTTACCATCAGCAAGTTGATATTGAATCTCTGGAAAATTACTAAAAAATTTATCAGCCATATTATGCTCCTGGATCCTTTGGATTCGGTCTATCTATCGAATCATTATATTCTTCGTTTGCACTTGACGATGCGTTAAATGCTGTATCGGTTGTATATGGTCTATTACCATCGTATACTGCTTTAGGACTAATTGATTCATAATTACCAAGAGTCATAGTCTTGATTTCTAAGAAGTTAAGTGTCAACTGTATGTGAACAGGATTACCATCAGCAAATGTTGAGAACTTCTGACCACCAGTATAGTCTACCTGTGCGTTTGTACAAACAGCAGGTAAGAAACCATCTACTTTACTTCCCATTGGACCTTCAAATGATATTTCAAATACATTCGGATAATTAAAATAACTTGCGTTTAGGTCCGCATCTTTTACTACTTGTTTCTGAGCCGGAGTAATCTTACCATCGCCTTGTACAGAATCGAAATCAAAACTTTCTGAGTATGCATCTGGTAACATAGAACTTCTAAATGTGTAGATAATTTCGTTTACCATTGCAGCTTCGTCTGCTGATTTAGCCCAAAAGTCAAATGTAAAGTCCCATGACCTAAAAGGAACACCATCTAAGAATTGTTCTTGTAGTGGATTAGTTGCACGACCAGCTTTTAGATTTGTTAAACCACCTTGCATGCTGTTGACTGCATTTTGTAAGAACTTTGTTCCCATTTTCTTGGCGCCTTCAGTAATACTGCCATCAAATCCTTCGAAATTAGTTATCAAATCATCTATGGTTCTCTGAAATGTATTAATACCCTCGTTTCTATATGTCACGGCAGCCTGTGATATAACTGCATCTGGAACATACAATGCAATTGTTCTGTTTTTATGCACAGCATGAGATACAAATTCTCCTCTTGCCTTTCTTGGTCTGATATCAAAGACTAAGTAATTCTCTAATCTGTCATGAAAAGGATAAACTATATTAGTTCCCCTAACAGAAGGTGGTTTAGCAGAATGACCTCTGGCCATACCAGAAGAACTTAATTGTTTTTCTAGTGAACTTCTTCTACTGTTGATTAAATCTTCTGCAGCCCCTTTCTCAAGACCCAAAGCATCGATTGCTGTTGTGTAGTTGATAGACTGAATTTTACTCTGAATGCCTTTAATGCTGTTGACCGCATTTTTTACTTTGTTGAATTTGTTCAGGAGTTTGTCGATATATGCCATATAAATACTCTTAGATTAATCTTTAATATAGTTATTTATGTCATACAGTGGAAGGTTCAAACCAAAGAACTACAAAAAATATAAAGGAGACCCAACAAAAATCTTTTATCGTTCTCTTTGGGAGAGAAGATTTATGGTTTATTGCGATGGAAGTGCCTCTATATTAGAATGGGGCAGTGAAGAAGTAATCATACCTTACAGGTCACCTCTAGACAATAGAGTTCATAGATACTTTCCAGACTTCTATATTAAGTATAAAAATAAGCAAGGTAAAATTATTCGTGAAATCATAGAGGTGAAACCTAAGAAATATCTTTCACCACCCAAAGAACCCAAAAGAAAAACCAAAAGATACTTAACAGAAGTATCTAACTATGCAGTAAATCAATCAAAGTTCAAAGCTGCCGAAGAGTTTTGTGCTGAAAGAAAACTTGCATTTAGAATATTAACAGAGGACCATTTAGTACCAAAAAAATGAAGAAACTTTATATGTTCGACCTCGATGGCGTTCTCATCGACTCGAAGAAAAACATGAACATGTCTTGGGACATTGTAAAACTAGAACACAAAGTAGAACCCACCTTTGAAGACTACTTCAAACATGTGGGCAAACCATTCAAAACTATATTAACAGAAATAGGTATAACCGAAAATCAGTGTGCAATCAAAAAGACTTACGATGAAGCATCATTAATGTCTTGTGAGTTAGTGTCTATATATCCTGGTGTAGTAGAAACACTAAAGAAGTTAAAAGAAGATGGCCATAAGATTGCCATCGTCACCTCAAAAGATATAGACCGAACAAAGGTAATGATAAAAGACTTACCCAAGTTTGATTGTGTTGTTAGTCCTAAATCTGGACTAAGAGGCAAACCTGCACCCGACCAATTGTTATTTGCAATGGCGATGTGTAATGTTGACCCATTAGATAGTTATTATGTCGGTGATATGCAAACTGATAAATGGGCTGCTGAAAGAGCAGGTGTAAAATTCATTCATGTAAAATATGGATATGGACAAGTGACATGCGAAGTCTCTCTAGACCAAATAGAACAGATAATCTCACTGTAGGTTTAATACCTGCAAGGTGGGAATCAACCAGATTTCCTGGTAAACCTCTAGCACTAATAGATGATGTACCTATGATTAGAAGAGTGTACGAACAAGCTTCAAAGTGCAAAGGTCTTGATACTGTAGTCGTTCTTACAGACGATGAACGAATCAATGATTACTGTTCTAAGAATGAGATGCGTTGCGTGATGATAGTAGAAGATGTGCGTTCTGGTACAGACAGATGTGCGAAAGCACTACAACTGCTAGACGGAAATATATTCGTCAACATACAAGGTGACGAACCATTAATTAATCCAGATGCAATAGATAAATTGATTCATCATCACACCGATGGTGTATCAAATGCATATGTGAATGTGAAAGATGATTACAAGTTGCATGATAGAAATGTGGTCAAAGTCACTACAGGTACCAAACTACACAATGGTGCATTGTACTATTCTAGGTTACCCATACCATATAATCAAAAAGAGAAATCTATATTCAAACAACAATTAGGATTGTACGCATTTGATAGAGATATGTTAGAGATGTTTCCCTTATTGCCTGTAGGTGAGAATGAAAAATCGGAGTCTGTTGAGATGTTTAGATATATTGAAAATGGATTTAAAGTAAGAATGGTTCTAGTTGATGATGAAGGTTTATCAGTAGACACACCAAAAGACTTGCAAAGAGTCGAGGAGTATATAAAGAATGTTTGAAGAAGAATCTATAGAAGAGATAAACTATAAAAAATCCACATGGTTTCATTTTCATGAAAAGACTGAAGAAGAAATATCAGAAGAAGTTGCAAAAGCAAAAGAACACTTCGACTGGATTAGTAAAAACTCGCACAAGCCCTATCTAGTTACCCTAAGAGACTGCGAGGAAAAAGAACTCATAGGTGAAAAAAGTGGAAGATATACCGATGCAGTCTTAAATCAATGGGCAACAAGACTACTTGACAACATAGATGGCACACCAGTAGAACAAAAAACTCTAACAAAGATTACAGGTGAAAGTGAAATTGACAATTACTCATATCATACATCTAAAATAATGTATCTTGTAGACCAATATAGAACTGTTGGACTAGATTCTACTATACAAGCACTAACAGAAAACAAGTATATCTTTGTTCATCCAGGTATGTCTCGTATTCATGCATTATGGTATCTAAAAGCAAGAGAGGAGAAGATAGTTTTGTGGGACAATGTAGGGCATTTTGAAAACAAAGCGCCTCTCCGCTTCGAAGAATGGGTGGATATCTTCACTGTAGAGGGCAAAACTAATTTTTACAGTAATATGGACGGTAAGATAATGGAATGTCACATGCAAGAAGATAGACCAAGTATTGCAGGTTCGGTAGAATTGATTCGTACAATGTTCGATAGAAAATTGCCCGTGATTTTTGGCAATCCGGATGATGATGTAAAACAATATGTGCGAACAGAAGGTTCAACAGGTGTAGCGATTGAAACCAAAAACNATTATACTCTAAAGCTAGCTGACCTCACGGAGATTTTAGGACTTTATCCTGGGTCTTGTGAAAGAATCGAAAAAGAAAACTTCAATATCTATAAAATTTAACATAAATAATAGGCATGGAAAGTCTATTAGATATTTTAAGAACAGAAAAACCCTATGAACTAGAACAAAGGTCTTTACAAGCATTGACTTGGTTTAGACAAAGAGTTCAAAGCATGAAGTTATCTAGTGAGGGTTTTTATAGACAAGCAGAATTAAGAAAAGCGAAAAGATATTTAGAAGGTAGAATGTATCTTTTCTTTTATGATGCAAAGACTAAAGATAAACTTCCCTATTGGGATAGATTTCCCTTAATCTTTATATTAGAGATTCAACAAGACGGATTTACAGGACTAAATCTGCATTATCTTCCGCCTAGACTTCGTGTTAGATTCTTATATGAGTTGTACAAGTATGAGATACAAGAACCAGACGAAGAGATACTCGGTCAAGGAGACAGGTTAGATATGTTTCATGCTGAACTTATGCGTTCAAAAATTAGAATGACATATGAGATGATATCAAGTATCAGAAAACTAAGATACTTTAAGGCGTGTTATAGAAGATATCTAACAACACAAATTGTAAACAGACCACTTGAGGTGACTCCTGATTATTGGGACTCAATTGCAATGTTACCACTTGCCCAATGGCAGAAGAAAGAACAAAAAGAAATATGGAAAGAAAGTCTGGAGAAAATAAATGGCTGATAGATTAAACATAGATAAACTAAGACACAACTTTGACCAAGGTGCCAGAGCAAATAGATTTCAAGTAAATTTCTTTTGCGATACTCTATTTGGTGCAAAGTCTTTTGAGGGACTAAGATGTATCACTGCATCATTACCAGGCAGACAATTAGAAACTGCTGATTGGTCTGAATATGGACCAACTAGAAAGTTGCCCTACAACTTAACACATGACGGAGGTGAAGTATCATTCACTTTCTTATGTGACTCAACATTTGCTGATAGATATGTAATAGAAGCATGGCAGGCCGCAGTGTTTAGAGGAAAAGATTCCGGAACTTCAATCAATCCCCAATTCTCATACTATAACGATTACATTGGTGAGATTGAAATATCACAAATAACAAATTCAGATAAAGACTCATTGGTCTATAAACTTTACGAAGCATATCCAGTATCTTTTGCACAACAAGAATTGAATTCTGAGAGTGGAGATATAATGAGATTTGAATGTACCTTTGCATTTAGAACATTTACAACAGATTATAGAAAACCCAATTCTGTAAGTGGCATAAATAAAGGAAGAAGATTCTTAGATGTACTTAATGATTTAAGAAATTTAAGAAGTGGCGGCAACTCTAGTAGTGATGCCGGACAAAGATTCCAAGATAGACTTGCTAGACTAGACGGTCTTTTTGGATAGTATATAATAAATTAGGAGAAACTACATTATGGGTTTACCGATACAGACTGCACCCTCGTATAATTGCGAATTACCAGTCAGCAAAACAAAGGTCAAGTACAGACCTTTCCTTGTTAAAGAACAAAGTTTTCTTTTACAGGCAAAAGAAAGTGCCGAAGCTTCTGATATTTTCAGTGGCATATTAGACTTAATTAAATCAGTGACGGACGGAAAGGTTGATGCGAACAAGATACCAATTGCTGATTTAGAATATTTGTTTTTACAGATAAGGTCTAAATCGATTGGAGAAAGTGTGACTCTTCCTCTAATCTGTCAAGCATCTCCAGATTGTGATGGCATATCTAATCAAGAAATAAACTTGGGTGATATCAAAGTCGACACAACTGGTATGCAAGATAATAAAGTAAAACTGAACGAGAACTTAATCGTTGAACTTCAACCACCTCTAACTAAACTAGTAATGAAGTTAGAAGGTTTAGAAGAAGCAGAAACAATCTTACCAGTTTTAAGAGAGTGTATGGTTAGACTCTTCGATGATGAGAATGTATTTGAGTTATCTGAATATAGAGATTCAGAAATTAATGAATTCATCGAAAGTTTAACAGTGACACAATTTGAAAAGATATCTGAGTATTTTGATGCAGTACCATCACTTAAACATAAAGTGGAATGGACTTGCCCAAAATGCAAAGAAGAAACTTCAGTAGAATTACAAGGGCTTAACAATTTTTTTTAATGTCCCTTTCGCATGAGAGTATAGTTAATTATTATACAACTAACTTTCAGATGATGCAACACCATAAGTATTCATTGTCGGAGTTAGAAACAATGATACCATGGGAAAGGGAAATATATATCAAGATGTTGTTAAATCACCTTGAAGAAGAAAAGGAACGCATGAAGGCGGAAAAAAATAGGAGATAATTATGGCTAAAGATAACGATAGTAATGAAGTCGAAATTGACCTGGATAAGTATATGGCCCTCATCGAAAAACTCGATGAACAAGAAGACCAAATCAAGGAGATGAAAGAGGATGCAATCGCAGCCAGAAATCAACTTGAACCAAAGAAGAGAACATTTGGAGACTTATTCTTAGATGACAATGATGTGAACGAAAAATCAATTATTGGTTTTATATCATTCTTCTTAATGGTCGTATTTGGCATTACAGATTTAGTGACTGCTCTAGTTTGGGATATGGACCTAAAAGTATCTGAAACAATCTACACATCATTTGTAGTTGTGACATTGGGTGCATTTGGAATATCAGAAGCTGGAAAAGCATTTGGCAAGTAAATAAAGGATAAATAGATTCCATGGCATCAACACTACCCAACCCCAGCGCAAATCATAACGAAATTCAATCTAGGTTACTAGGAGATTCTCTTAGGCATCATGAAGAGACCAACATATGGTCTAAGAATACCGATATCAATACATTTCGTGGTAATGTTGAAACTAAAGATGGTTTTGAAAAACTTAATAAAGGCATCAATGCTGGTAATAAACTATTAGTACAACAAAACGAAGGAATCGATAGCGAGACAAATAGTTTATCAAGAGCATTTAGTTCCATTAGTGGTGTGTTCGAGAGATTGGGTAAGAATCTTAGGGAAATTAAATTTTCAGAGATATTTCAAAAACTTAGAGAAGAAGTTGGTACTACAGTAGCTGTTCTAAAAACTGGTGGTGAAAGATTCCATACAGGTATGAAAGAATTGACCAATGGTATTGGTTTCATGGGTCCTGCCATGAACAATCTTAAATCGGCAATCTTTAAAAGTATTGCTGTATTCAATATCTTAGCTGGTACACTGACAATGTTTGCAGGTCTTATGACTCCATTTGTTAGACTATTAGGAAAACTTCTAATGAAGATACCTGGAGCTTCAAAGGTAACAGGTGCCATCAAATCTGGTGCAAAGACAGTGGGTTCAATGGCCAAAGGTGGTCTTGAAAGTATCAAGAGTTTTGGAAAGGGAGTAAATCCTCTTAAAAATGATAATGCCGCTGATGAAGTTAAAATAGCTCAACAGAAATTAAAAGATTTTAATGATCCAACGGCAATGAAGTCAAGAGCATTTGGCAATCAAGTCGGAGACTCTACTGTAAATATTTCTGGTCAATCTATACAAGATATAGGTAATTCTGTAGCTAACGAAGGTCAAGATAATGACCGTGCTGAGAAGAGAGAATATGAAGCTAGAATGGAGTTGGAAAAGAAACTCGCTGATAAAAAAATAAAACAACAAGAATTATTAGATGGTAAAAGAGAAGGTGCAGACGGCAAATTCTATAAAAAAAGAACTTTAGCAGATGCCAAATTATTTGTATTAAGAAAGGCAAATGAGTTCAAATTATTTGCTATAAGAGGTCTCTTAACGGCAGCTCCTTTTCTTGCTCTACTTGCGATAGTAGGTTCTATATCTGCAGCCGTTGTTCTGTTCAAAGATGAGGCGATTACAGGTGTTATAAAGGCGACACAACTCATAGCAACTAGAGTTACCGATATCTTTAAAGGATTAAGAGCAAGTCTTGCTAAGTTATTCCCTAAATTGATGGCACCAACTGTAAAACCTCCAGTCAAAACAACAACCAAACCCAATGTAAAACCTACAGTTGCTGGGGCAGCTGATGATGTAGCTAAAGGTGGCGCCAAAGAACTTGCTAAGAAGGCAGGTACTCAAATTCTTAAAAAGATACCAATCGCTGGTGCAATTGCAGAGGGAGCTATAGATGCAAACTCCAATGCGAAGAAACTAGAACTCATAACAGCCGCATATGAAAACAAGACACCAGTTATAGATGACGGCAATGGCGGACTAAGACCATTGACTAAAGAAGAATTCGAAGGTGCGATTAAGGCGAACAAGGCAAATGCTGCCGGTTCAGTTGGTAGAGGTGCAGGCGCCCTTGGTGGTGCAGCTCTTGGTGCTTCTATAGGTTCTATTATTCCTGGAGTTGGTACTCTGGTAGGTGGAGTTGTTGGTGGTCTTATTGGTGGTATTTGGGGAGGCAGAAAAGGAGACCAAGTCGCTACTAATATTGCAGGAGATATGTTGGGTGTCGAAGACCCTCAAGGAATGATTGATGCATTGACCTCAAACATAGAAACAAATCTCTCTGGAGACCAACTGGCGAACTTAAAAACAGACATAGATTCATCTAAAATGGCAAGTGGGGGTGATACTGTAGTTAATAATGTTGCAAACACCAACAATGTGAATAATCAAGAATCAATGCAAGTAAACATGGAATCTGTCAACGACAATCAATTTAGTTATTCTACAGGTTAACCTATTCAGGTATAAATCTTTTTTTTCTGTTGTATAATGTTTTGTCCGAATGGACTTGTGATGCACCGTGACTAGGTGTTTCTTTTCTGACTTTTATCTCTGGTTTTTTCTTACCAAAGATTTTCTCCCAATTATCAGCATAGGCTTCTTCGTTTGAGTTCCTTCTCTTAGAACCTTTACCCCCATGCCAATTACTCATCTTATTTTTCTATAATTACTTTGTGCCTTCCTCTTAGCGTCTAACTTCTTTCTACGCTTAAGGTCTTGATTCTTTTGATTCTTAGTATCGTTAGGTTTCTCGTGGTACTGTCGTTGTCTAACTTCTTGTACTATCTCTGCCTTATCACATGCTCTTTTAAATCTTCTCAACATGCTATCGAAACCCTCCGACTGTCTGGTTTTAGGATTTAATTTTGGACTAACTTTTGGCATATAATATTCTCTTAAAAAGTGTGAAGTCGCCCCAACGCTTACAGCAACCCGCTCTTCACCGATTATCCCGCTTGTGTTTTGCTGATAACCTTTCCCCTACTTCGATACCCCCATATCCACGGCCGAAGTCTGTAGTTGCAATCACTTCATGCATAATATAATACAACTACACCCTATAAAGAAATTAGCTGTCAGCTAACTTCTTAAAGTAATCCATCGCATCATCTTCTTCACCCTCGGAAGTAGATTCTACTGATGAGATTACAGGTTCATCTGCTACTGTCTCTTTGTTTACACCAGACCATGGCACTTCTTCCATGTCTTCTGCAATAGATTCAGCAGTAGAATTTGCTACAGCACCTGCAAGACCAAGAACTCTATCGAGTTTCTCTTTAAGTTCTTCATAAGACTTAAACTTACTAGGTGATATAATCTCCGATAGACTCTTTGTAGACATAGCGATATTTTCTAATCTCGCCTCATCTTCAAATAGATTCGCAGGTGAATCAAACTCTGATTTGTCATAGTTCCAGTAGCCGTCTACTTTTCTAATTTTAATCTTAAAGTTTGCACCCTCGCCTCTTAAGTCAAAAGGATTAATAGCAGACTCATCTTCAAATGCTGGAGAGATAGCCTCTTTCAACATTTCAAAAATCTTCTTACCATATCGGTACTGAAATACCTTCCCTTCATTATCAGGATTCTTGGGGTCTGAAACAACAAAGATGTTAGAAACATAATGAAGTCTACGCTTCTGTTTTCTAGCTTGTTCTTTGTTAGCCTCAATTCCTGTGTTCCACAACGATGTGTTGTATTCACTTACAGGGTCTTTTTTACCAATGGTAGTCAAAGACTTTTCGATATACCAACCACCTGGACCTTGGAAACCATGGTCGAAGTAAGATACCCATGGCATCTCATCTCCTTCTGGTGTTGGCAAGAAACGAACTACTGCATAACCATTACCTGATTTATCAAGTTCTGGTTTCCAGAAAGTATCATCTCCGTAGGTTTTTTTATCACCTTGAGCTGGTGATGCAGACTCCATAGCCTGTCTGAGCTTATCTAACGATGTTGACATTGTATTCTCCTATTGTATTCATATCGCATTATATCAAAGACTCTAGGCCTTGACCTAGAATCCATTTATCTTCGACTTTAAATCGAGATAATAATTCATTATACACGATTTTGTCGAATCCTTCAATAGGGTTTTTGAAAAAAACCTTTACTTCAGGATGTTCTATATTTATATGTTCTATTAGGCTAATGAATTGAGATTGTTGCACTTTTCTCACACCATATTCATTGTGTTCACTATACCCTTGAAGACCTGTTCTATTGTATACATTATCTCCACTATCGAATTGTAATGCATCAAAACCTAATAAACATATGTTCTTGTATCCATGATGTACTGCATATCCTAATGCATACATTCCACAATACAAGTTCTTGAGCAATTCATTTTTATATATAACTATGTTATTCGCATAGGCCCGATTGTATCCAATCATATACGAACTCATTTCTCCATCACCTAAGTAGTTTTCTCCCTGTAGCACAAATGCATCATCGTCTTCTTTTCTGACTTCATGCACCTCACCTGGTAAACCCAACTTCATCATATCCCACATATCTATGGGTAGTTCGTTCCACTCGGCAACGCAAACTTTTCCTTTCTTATAGTATTCTTCTTCAACCATTACTGACTGAGGATGTACATCATGTACAAAACACATATCTGGTGAATGTGTTCTATAGATGTAATTCATTCCCCACCACTCGGATAGAGTATTAAGATTTACCTTCTCTCTTGACGGACCATTACCAACTAAGTATAACATGTCTAAGTTGTCTTGCATAGTTTTATAAGTTTTTGTTTATAGGTGTTGATGTTATAATTCATAAATGACTTATACTTATCAATCTTGTTTATTGTGTCTGGATATATCAGTGTTTCTGATATAAGATTATTCCATTTCTTACTGTATTCAGTCACATCATCTAGTATACACATTGTCTCTAGTGATATGTTCTTACCAAGGAATTGTTTGAGTAGATAGGGGTGTTGTCCGTTTGTGACAGTCAATACCTCTTGTATAGATTTCTTCTTTAATAGATACATCATGTCCTGTTCAAACTGATAAGATAATCTCTGTTGTCTTTTCTTCCAATCTAAGTAGAGTTTCTTAGATTCATTTTCTAGTAAATCACCAACCCATGCATCTTTCAACGATAGGTTGGCAACATAGAAATCAAGTAGTTCACTCTTATATGTTCTCGCCAGTTTGGCAAAGTGATACTTGTCTTTTCGTTTCATGAAAGATGGTAAGTCTGCCTTGACCTTACCATTGTATTTGATGAAGTCATACGATGCTGAATTAAAATGTAATTTAATTCCTAAGTATAACTGATAACTATCAAATCCCTCACGACTCGACATTACTTATTCACTATAATCTTTTTCTTCTTAGGTACTTCTATACCTGAAAATGCAGTTCTATAAGCTTCTTGTACATCTTCATTTGTTTCACAAAAGAATACATAATTTGCAATGACCATGAATTCAGGATCCACTTTACCTGTCACTGCAACTCCTTTTGCAAACCCCATGCCACCGTTAGGCGCCTGTACTATCATTCGTGGGTTCTCCAGTCTGAGACCATTATCATCGCCTGCAAACTTTCCAATGTATTCACCACTCATGGTTACTACACTTACTAAATCACCTTTTTTCATTCTCTTCTCCTTAATAACGGAACCCATATGGATTCTCATATGTTAATGCATCAGGTGTATCCTTCGCATCTCTTACTAACCAATAGATTACCATAAAGTTTAAAAATGGTACTATGAAGCCTAACTGCCACCAACCACTATGACCTCTGTCATGTAGTCTTCTTGCATTTAGACATATACTTTGCACTAGTGTTCCTAGTGTAAACAATGCTACTAATACTCCACTCTCATTTAGTTCTCCGAATGGGTCTAGTATACTGAAGAATGTAAATCCTATTACATAGTAATCTACTACTGCTAATAATCCAAATACTATACATGCATATAGTGTGAACCACCAGTATTCAGGCCTGTCTGACCTTCCGTTAATATCTGTTGCTCTAGTGACCAACACCGTCTTCATTGTATCAATGAAGTGTTTAATTATATTCATATTTTCCTTATGATGAAATAAAACTTTCGAGTGAACCACGACTTGCTTTCTCTCTGTTGATGAGTTTTAATTTTTCTGCTTCAGCAGTCAACTTCTCTTTCAACGGAACAGATAGTAATCGTTTTGCACCCTCTGGTTCTACATTATTATTTTCGCACACTTTGAGTATTGCACTCATTATGTCCGTCTTATTACCTACAAGTAATCTTTCTACTTGTTCTGTAAATTCTTTTCTACTAATCATTAAGACCGCCAAGACTAAGGTGATATCCTGTACCGCCCTTTCTGTCACTAAACCAATCTACATAATCTTCCATAGTATCGGCATCTGTTAAGATATTGAAGATTGCTTCACTCTTTAACATGCCATCGTATTCGCCTTGAAGAAGTTCAGTATCGTTTTCTAATTCATCTGTCTCGATGTACTCGATAACTTCTTCTTCTGTCACACCACATTCTTCTAACCAACCACTGTCAATGTGTTTCTCTTTTTTAACATATACGGTGTGGTCTTCGGTCACCGTCATAATTATATCACTCATAAACTTTCTCCAAATTTACTTTCTCTGAACCATAAGTTAAATGCATATTTCTCTCCTTCGAGTACAGGTAAACCTGCATGTTGAGAAAGAAGTTCTCGTTTTGTGGTATCTGGTTCTACATTATACCATATAACGACTGTGCCTTGTTTGGGTTGAACATTAACCCCTAATCTATTAAATCCTGTTTCGCCACCTTTAGGTACATCTCTAAGATAACCCAATGCAGTGATTATTCTTTGACCACCTTGTTGACTAACATACTTTTCATTATATGATTCGTCACTTTTGTCAAATGAGTCCCAATGATAATCGTATTCTTGTCCTACTTCGTAATGTACAACTTGAAATGGTTCGGCATTCTCTAATGGCATACGAACCGTATCTGATAATCTTTGTGCTACATTGAGTATAACATCATTGGTGTTATGTGGCAACCAGGTATTTGAACCTGTTCTACCTTTATGTTTTTGTCCTTCACCATCGTCACTAACAACCTTAGATGGTTGCATAGTTTGTAGAGAATGTTGTAGAATGTGGTCACACTCATGTTGAGTCATAAAATCAGGTATGACACTCACCATATGCATGTCATTATAATGAATGTTAATCATACGCCGTAAAGGTTCTTGTATTGTTCTCTGAGTTGATATAGTTCATCAACATAGTCTTGAGGTTGTGCCTCAAAGATTTGAAATGTGTTCATGCCTTCAACACCAACTATTGCAGTTATGTTATCAACAGCATGACCTGTTAGTTCTTCTACCATGATTGCATATGCAGTCATTTGTATATACCATGGTTTCGCCATGTATTCTTTTTTAAGTTTAGCAGAAGATTTAAAATCGATGATTGATAATTCATTCTCCCATAACCCTACACAATCAACACGACCTGCCATTCTGAGTTCGTTAGAGTATAGAGGTGCTTCGAGAGCGATTGGTATAATCTCATCTAGTACAGGTTGTACTGCCTTAAACATTCCTTCTTGTAGTACATTCTCAAAGATGATTTCTTCTTTCTCTCTTCGTAAGTAATCTTCTACATGTTGATGAAACTTAGTACCACGAGTCGTTGCCTTCTTGGTAATCTTATTTGCCTCTTCAGCGCCTACTCGTTCTCTCCATAACTTAATATGTTCTCTGTTGAGTAGACCTGTCACTGTCGTCACTGAAGGATATTTAATCTCACCAGCATCGTCTGTATAGAATCTTTTACCATTCTCTGATATTGTATTGAGTTGTATACTTTCTAATTCGTGCAAGTCGCACACTGGTGCTGTATTCATAATTTACTTTCCTTTCTTTTGATTCTGTAGTTTGATATGTTTTTTAACGATATCTCGTGTCGCCGCTTCTTTGACTCCTATACCGTTATATCTTCTATCAACATCTGAACCTGGATATGCCTTACCTACATTTGATAAGACTTCTTTAAAACCATCATCGGTCTTAACTCTATCTCCCACACCACCTGTCGTTGGGGGTGCAGTAAGTATAACTTGTTTTAGATGTGGGTTATCTTTTTTGAATTGTTCTAGTTTGGTGTAAGACATGATTCGTTCTTCTATACAACCTGTCTCTTGGTTTTCAAAATCATATGCTGGCATTATATACCTCTTGCTGCTATTTGGTTCTCTACAAGTTCTTTAACTCGTTTCTCAGAATACCACAAACCACTATAAAGTTGTGTATGGGTTTGCCATTCAACAATGTATCTTTTATATCCAAAGGGTCTTTCGGAGAAGATTCTAACATCTCCATATGATTCAACTAATACTCTCATAACATAAATTGTGGGACATCTCGTTTAGTCCACTTGGCGAAATCTGCCTTGTATTCTTTGTAGTATTTATGATACGCCGTAAGCGAGTCATTTACAACCTTGACATCATCTGGCATACATTGTGGTGGTTCTACCCACTCACCTAGTTTGCAGTTGTTTGGTATATTGTTAAGTACATCTCTGAGTTTGATATCAGTTAGATGTTCTCTGTTGTATCGATAGGTGTACTCGTCACATAGATTAGTAAACATATCGTATGCATACTGATACTGAATTGCATTTTCACGAACCCACCTTGTAGATGGATGATTGATATGAGATGCTTTGTATAGTACATCGTCTAGTGAATTATCTGACATACGCCACCTTTGAATCTTACGACCATTCTTAGATAGACCATAGTACGCCTCACCGTCTAGCATACGATGTGCTGTTGACAACATCTGAGCATACTCGATAATCATCTTGACCACATGTTTGTCACAATGTAATGTAGCAGACACTTCTGGTTCTTTGTGNAAGTAAAATAAATTCATAGTTCTTTTATCTCCTGTAATATACTTTCGACATTTGGCCATGCAAGATAACCGATAACATCTTGAGTAATAGGAGTATGGTAACATAAAGCGCCGTCACTGTCAAGTACCGCAAGTTCCCAAAGACCATCTTTTCCGCCATAACTGAAATCATGTTTCACCACACTTGCACCATATCCATTGTCAAATGAATACACATGCTGTACACCATCGTTTACATACTCGGTGTTTATTAAATGTTCTCTCATAATTTTCTCCTATAACTTTATTGCAAGTAGAACCAAGATTGCAATCAATACGATGTTAGTCATAAAGATACCAATCGCCAAAATTGTATGATACCAAATCCATCTAGTCTTATAGGCGTTCTCAATGTTTACTACAGAGGGGTCAACATCGTCCTTCATCATATCAACGACCTTAGATTTCTTAGGTTCAGATTGTTTAAAGAATTGTGTTAACCAGTCGAACATAATAACTCCTACTTATAAAATATATGGTCTGTTATTTGAACTGTTTCGTTAAGTGTTTCAGCCCAATATGGTTCAACCCATATCGAATGATAATGTGTTGCACCCTCTGTAATGTCTGGATACTTACCATAGATTACATCTTGTGCAATTAGATACGATTCAAAGAATGTATCAGTGTCTAAAGGTTCATCTGACTTGCCATCGCAAAACCAACTGAACTGACATCTATTTCTAACAGGCATCATATTACCTTTCCAGTTTTCTTTCCATTCTGCTTGATAGATAACACCACAAACATCTTTTGGATATGAACTATGTTCCATACGATTGTATACAACATGTGCAACTGCAACTTTACCTGCGAGTGGTTGATTACCTGCCTCGAAGTAAATGTTTTTTGCAAGACAATATGCATCACCGTTTTCATCTGACGCCATAACTTGCATACTCATTGCACCAGTCATGAAGCCTAATAATGCACCTGCAAAAAAACTGATATATCTCATCTTCATATTAATACCCACTGGTTGTATGTGCATATTCTTCTGAACAATCTTTTGTACCACATACACATGTATCTAACTCTAGTTCACCTTGAAAAGGATTCATATCATTAGCATTGGTTGTTCCGTAAGTCGCAAGATTGATAATCTCATCTGCTGATAACTTACCACCTGTACATTTTGCAATTAACATTGCACTCTCATAACTAAGCTGCATAACATCTTTCTCCGTTAAAGTTTTCACCATTCTGATTATAGTTGTCAACAATCATATCAACAACTTCAGTGGCATTATATGATGTACCACCGATATTCCATTCGCACTCTTCAAGAGGAATTCTACCATACTTCCAGGCATAGATAGTGACTGTCTCATATTCCCAATCATCTCTATCAATCTCTTCGATACAATTTGCATCGTACCATTGTGTATCAAGAACCCACTCACACGACACTTTGTCATATGGGTCAGCACTAGTAAATGTTGGTGGACCCAACACTTCGTTTAACCTATTATAGGTTGTGAACTTGTGTCCCTTGAGGGATGTCCCACCTGATGTCATATCAGGACTAAGGACTTCATAGTTTCTAATTATCATAATATATCTCCTATCTTAAATAATCTGGACCGTACATTCTAGATGTACCTGGTTTAATTTCGTAACCTTCGTAAAGATTACCCCTTGGTTTGTTTAGAGCAGGCGTTGCCCAACCAGCAGACATTAACACATCACCAACTTGGAACTTATCGTTGCCCACATTGATGAACCCCCATACTGAACGAGGTTGGTCGTCTTCTACTGTAAATATTTTAATGTATTTTTTGCCGATTGAATAATCGTGTGTTAAGGTATCACGAGTGTGTTCCCACTGCATGTGATTCGCATGAGTTATGTCTTCACATAAATTCTCAACTAGTTCTACTAGTTCTATCGCTTTAGTTTCTGCAACATTTCTTTCTTGCAATTCATTCATACTATTTCTCCTATCAATATCAGTACTGTAAAAAATACTATTGGCTGAATGAAGTCAGCATCTAGTAAACCATTTTTTCTAATCATTTTTATCATGGTACCAGTATACAAAAAAGTGACACCCATTGTCAACCCTTTAGGTCTAAATAACCTAACACTGCCTTTCGTTCATCTGGAGTGAGTGACCCAACATCATCGAATCTAGTCCATGTTGTGCCTGCTGTGACCATCTTATTGCCTGCCGTGACGGCTGCATTCCAGAGTAGGTCATCTTTTGGGAATAATTTGTTTTCTTCGCATAGGGTTATCATCTCCCTACCAATCCTAACTATTTTTGCTACTGCCGGCGAATCACCGTAGTAGGACATCTTCTTACCTTCGTTTAATACTTTCACAAGAACTCCTTTGTTCATTAATTTAAGATACTAGTGTATCAAAAAATGAGGTCTGGAGTAAACCCTTTTTTAGATTTTCTTTTGCAAGTCGTCTAGTTCTTTAAGTTTTGCTGTGAGTATATCTAACCTGTTAGGCCAGTAGATATAGTCCTTGTCTGAATCTTTAGCAAGATTCTCTAGTAGGGGTCTGATAAAGTTATCTAGTTTATGAATAACTTCAGTTGCTGTTGTGGTCTTTTCAACTATCTTAGTGTCAACAGATGCAAGTTCATCTGCATCCATAGCTGTAAAACCGAAGTCGTTGTAGTCTATTTCTGCCATAGTATTATTTAGTGAATCTCTCCATGTCTCTTAGAGTTTCTTTATCACTTTGTATGTTCTGATAATTAGCATGTGCCTGTAGGGTCACATCTGCAATCTCGTAATCTGGATAAGATGTAATCAGTTTGTGAATTAAACCTGCAACATCTTGGTGTTTAACACTAGGTAGGTTTTCATGGTTTAGTAATCCCAAGTTGATTGTGGTCATCTTGTATCTCTTCTTAGAATTGTATTGTAGGTTATTCGCAAGTTGATTTAGTTGTGCCTTCTCAGATGAATACATATAACCTTTTGATATGTTTGGTTGAGCTGCACGACTGGAGATGTTGATAATGTATTTTGTTTTCTCACCTTCCCATGCTTGATGTGTAATGTTTAGAATCTCTGATTGGTCTTGATGTGCAAGATTGATTAAAACATCGCATGGTCTGTACCCATTATATATCCAACAATCAGTTCCGTTCATGGTAATGTCATCGCACCTAATCGGCGTCACTTCAATTGTATCACCTCGATAAGGTGTTGCTTCTAGGGTGTCTTTAATTACTTTTGCAAGACCACTAGTTCCTGTTATTGCTACTCTCATAATATTCCTTCACTATATTAAACGATGGTTTGCCAAATAGTGAACCATCTACACTACATTTATTACAAGGAGACATACTTCTATCTCCCTTCATTAATTTCTTACGAATCTTTGTCATGGGTTTACTGAACCATACATTGTGTAAACTATCTTGTAATAGATTACCAACAACATGTTCTCTACCCCAATCGTTAGAACAGAACAACACATCACCGTTCCAGTCAACAAACATTTTGTAGAAAGGGTAATGACACGGCTTACCTTTTAGATTCTCTATACTATCATCTTCGATGCCGACCCAATCTACAACACCACTACGGTTGTTTAATATGAGTCCGTGTTTCTCAAAGTCTCCCCAATGCATACGATACTTGTATTGGTCTTCTCTCACATTCGACATCATCTTCTCGAAGTGTTCCATTTGTTCTATGCCATCATACAGATTGATGTAGAGTAAATCTAAACCTGCACGATATAATTTATGTGCATAGTCTTCTGTTAGTTTATCACCGTTGGTGTTGCACTCAAGTGTGGCATATGGCAATGCATTATGAAACTCTCGTACAATGTCAATGAAGTTTGGGTTGAGTAGATTCTCACCAAACCCACTGAATGATATCTTACCTTTGAATCCGTTTTCACCTAACTCTTCTGCAATCGTTGTTGCACCCTTGACGGTCATGTGTAGATTTCTATTAGGGAATACTTTGGGGTCGTGTCGAGGACAAAACACACATGTTCTATTACAGAGTTCGGTACTATTAATTTCTACTGTAAGAATAGAGTCGAGAGGTTTAGAACCCTTGTTTCTTTCCCAATGTTTCTTTTCTTGTTCTCTACGATGTTCTAAGAAATCGTATTGGTCAACTGCTGTAATTGGAATGTTTCTGTTATCTTCCACATCAACTACTTTGAGTAAGGTGGTTGATTGTCCCAACGATAAAACTCTCGTTTCTCTGAGTGCCAGTACCAACCAGTATTTTTCTGTTCGGACTGAGGTGTAGTAGATTCATTGTAAAGTCTACTTTCATTTTTAAATTCTTTTGTTTCGTTAATCATGTTTAAGTACCATATTGCCATTCGTTTATTTATTGTATCTTAGAACACACCATATGTCTAGGTGTTTCTTCAGTATCATTGAATATTTCTGTTTCATATTCTCCCTCATTAAACATATCTTTTGGTACAACTATAAACTGACCACAATCATCCTGATTAAAATTATCTGATTTAGGATTACTGTTTATTTGTCTAAGAAATATTTCTGATTGATATGAAGCCGCATCAAAGGGTAGGGGTTCAAATGACATGATAAATTTATCATATCTTCTGTAGATGTTCATAACATCATACAATTGGTCANTAAGATATCTACAACCTAGAATGGTTGATACTTCTGGTGGTAAATCAATACGAAAAAGATTCTTTGTGTTAAGAGTCTCTTCGTATGATTGACATAATTCGGCGTTTACGATTTCTCGTATGGTTATCTTAGAAGTAACCGCCGTCTTGTATATTGGGGTTATCATTTTCACCTTCATCATTTTCAGCAGATACAAACTCACCACTCTCTTGGAGAGATGCAATAAACTCATCTACTTGTGTTAAGAAACTTGCAATCATTACTGCCTTAGTGTCTTTAGTATCTAAAACAAAATCTAACATTTTGCCTTGTTCTAAAATTGCAGCCTTAGTCATTGCCTTAAGTTCTGACTCTGAAGGTATAGTGACCTCTTCATATTCTTCTTCTTCGACTTGTGCATTGTCAAGTTTTTCTTGAGCAGCTGCAAGCATATCTTCTTCGGTGTCGTAAGTAGGAATACTTTCTTTAGGTTCTTCATAACCAATATCTAAACTAGGTTCATCTGGTCGTTGTGAATTACTGATAACTGGTGCTGACGGAGATGGTGCAGGTTCTGGTGTTTCTCTTTCTTCGATGTAAACACCATCAGCAAGTTCTTGTCTTACTGGTGCATAGTCTTCGTCTGAGATTTCTTCGTCTGCCTCTGCAACTTCATTAACTCTTTCTACTTCATCTAAGAAAGATTCTGTTGTAGTTCCAGTTGGCGTGAAATCAGTTGTTGGTTCTTCTGCAACAAAGTCTTTAAATGCTTTCTTAGTTTCTTCCACTTTCTCTACGAAGTCTTCATCGTTTGAAAACGGTTCTTCTTCTACTACAGGATTTACCATTCTTGCCATTTGAAATGCACGAGAAGGTTCTTTAGGTTCTGAAGGTTGAACTGGTGCAGTAGCAATGTTATCTTTCTCTACTTGTACCATTGCATCAACTTGTGACTGTTCTTGAGCAGTAAGTTGAGTTGCAGTTTGTCCTGATTGAAGACCAACAACACCATCTGCATTTAAGTCCATTGAAATGCCATGAGACAGTAGAACTGCTTCCATATTTGCAAGTCTTTGTTCTGCATCTTTTCTTCTTTGTCTCTCAGCAGTTTCGCCATCTTTGATTGCTTGAATAGCAGCTTCTTGTTTTGCGATTTGTTCTGCCTGGTCTATTTCTGCCAAGTCTGTTAATCTCTTCTGAGCATTTTGAATTTGTGTATTGTACTCAATTTGAGCTGCGTTGATTTCATCTCTAAGAACAACAATAGCATCTAAGTCAGCAGGCTTAATCATGCCAGACTTTAACTGATTGTCAATCATTAATGAGATTACACCCAAGACATTTGGGTTAAGGGATGATTTGAATTCGGTAATTCTTTTTCGAATTCTATCGGACTCGGTAAGTTCCTCTGTCACTGTTTGTTGTGCGAATGTTTGTTCTACCATTATAATTTAACTCCATGGAGTCCGACTCGACTAGAAAGTTTATACATCGGAAAGTGTTATAACTTTCCCTAGAATTCTATGTATAGTCTCTGCGGACATTAATATTTATTTAAAAGTTTGCGTTAGGAAATGCTTTTTCAGCAATTTCTTTTGTTATGTTTTTGAAAGGCCAAATCTTATCTTTGACTAGTTCCATCAACTCTGCCTCTTTGGCAGGTATACTTTCCATCAATTCAATCCACATAGACTCTCTTCTGAGTCCTTTGATTTCATCGGTGCAAAAGTATTTGAATTTTCTAAACTCAAATCTTAATGATGATTCAGATAAATCACTATCTGGTGCATCATTTGGTTTGTACGGTGTTTTGCCTTCTGGCAATCTACTTACAATGTTGTCATTAAATGCCCACTGTAATACAGGTTGCACTGCACCATTGTTTGCACCAAAGACCATAAGACCATTTATTGCATTGTCTACATTGTCTTTTGCGACTAACTCTGCTTGACATAGTATTTCATATACATCAGCATTCTTTTGTAAAGTTTCCCTTTTTGAAATAAGTTCTAACTTTGGTTTGTTTGGGGCACCCTTAGGTCTGCCTCTTCCTCTTTTCTTCTCGGTCATAACGAAAAATCTCCAATATTGTCTATTAATTGATTCAATCTTTGTGTTCGTAAATAGTCAAAGACTTTGCCCTTGACTGGTTCTACTTTAGAATATTCACTAAGAATTGCATCTTCTATTTTTTCTGGTATCATATCGAAATCAATTAATGTTTGATTTCTTAAATAATTACGGTAGTATTTATCATCATTTTCAATACTAATCCTGAGATATTTCTCAAGTATGGGTTTTCTTAAAGGCGTTTGTCTAATGCCGGCATCTAAACAATCATCGTTAGATAATATATTTGGTATGCCGTCTGACTTGTCTCCCTTTAATATATGTTCTTTTAAAAACATATCTGCATCTGGACAATCAATCTCTTTGTTTAAATTAGGAGACCATTGTCTTACACCCCAATATTTGTGCAACTGTTGGAAGTCTTTATCACCAGATACAATCATAATATTTTCATCCATGTGATACTTCTTAACTATGACAGCAATGATATCGTCTGCCTCACACTTCTCAACATACAAATATTTGTATGGGAAGTTATCTCTAATTTCTTCTTTGACTTGTTGTAGCGTATCAAAGATTAATGTCCAATCTCTATCATCTGCCTCACGAGACTTCTTACGATTAGCCTTGTATAAAGGGAAGTAATCTTTACGCCATGTATTACCTGCATCTGTACAAAGTACTATCTGCCCATAATCAGGACCATATCTTCTCTGATAAGTTCTAAGTGAATTGAGTATCATATGTCTAAGCATAGATTCGTTTATTTCATTATCATTACTTTTCAGTTGGGCCATAAGGCCTGCGATAATAGTTTGTGTAAAATCAATTAATATCATAGGTACTAGTATACTCTATAGGTGGTTTATTGTCAAGCAGGTTCTGGTGGCATAATTGAAACATTACCAGCGACACTAATTCTAACAGCGTTCTCTTCATAATGTGCATAGACTGTATGTCTCAACCATGAGGGAAATATAATAATATCTCTACGACTAGGTACATGACAAAATCTATCATGATTCATAAAATTGCCTTCACCGTATTGAAGTTCTATCAGACCTGCAAGTTTACGATTCTGTAAAGCAAAATAGTCAACATCGGCGCCATGTACTGAATCATATTCATTGTCTTGTAGTTCTTCTAGTTTAAACTTCTCTAAATCATTTCTGCAATATACCACAAAAGAATAATTACCTGTATGTGAGTGAGGTGGATTATATTCTCTTGCCTCTTGTATGTTTGACCATATACCATCTAAACTTAGTGAGTCTCCACTTTGACCTGTTGCGTAATATGAGTATCTATCACAATGCATCATAAGTTCATCAGCTAATTCAGATGATACTGACTGAGTTAAATCTGTTTGTTTTTTAATTCTACCTGCAAGTCTATTAGATGCATCGAACTCAATCTTACCACCAAGTTCCTCTATGAGTTTATCTAGTTCATCTACTGCTTTATCTGATACTTGGTCTAGATATACAGAAGGACCAAATGGCATGAATACCGGTTGTTCATTTTTAAATTCATATTCTTGTTCTGGTGGATTTGTTTTTACAACTTTCATTCTTTTTCCTCATGTAATTTAATAAAGTATTCTGCATCAACACATATTAAAGGTTTCTTTCTATTCTTTTTAAATACTACGAGTGGTTCATACTTACCACAGTTCGCCTCTGACTGTTCATAGGCAGACCATATATTAACCTTCTCTTGATTTTTGCACTCTACTGAGTATGGGAAGAACTCCCTTGATTGTACACCCATAATAACATCTTCGCCAGATGAACCCATAGGTCTGGATTCCATATCTTCTGGATTAAGATTTAGATGTTCAACTAGTTTGGTGACAACCCACTTCTGTAGATTTCTACCTTTAGCTTTCGCTGATGATGTTTTCATTAAATTGCACACTCACTCCACAGCCACATGCGGACTGTTCATTTGGATTTAAGAATTTAAAAAATTCATTTAATCCTTCTTTAACATAATCTAAAGTCATACCATTTAAAAATGGTCGACTGTTTGCATCTATAAGAAAAGAGAACTTACCGTAATCTAATACTTCGTCTCCTTCTCTTAGAATATCTTCTGCAAATACATATTCATATCCTGCACACCCACCACCTGTCACACCAAGTCTGACTTTGGGTACATTGCGTTCTACTAGTTTTTGAATTGCGATATCAGTGACTTCTATCATATAATTATTTAGTCATCGCCTGGATAGTAATTGTCGCTTTTTTCTCTATATCCATAGAACGAACCCTCTTTCTCTACATTGAACATACCTTGACACCAATTGTCGGCACAGTCCTCTGCATATGATTCTGAATGAGTATGTAATTGTCTACGCTCTATTAATTTGCCATCTTCCATTAAGTCGACTTCGAAACCATTTTCTGATTTCCAGACTTCAGCACTTCTGTTATCGTGACGGTACATATGATAACTCTGCCTACTCATTATCATCCTTTGGTAAAAACTCAGTCTTATCTTTTACTGAGTCCCAAGGTATATGTACTTCTTGGTCTTCTGGAATATATAAATGATTAATCATTGAACGATTACATGTATCGATTGCATCATATACTGTTTCAACGATTGACTCACCACCTAAATTAAATGATGTATTAAATATAATTGGTACACCTGTTCTTTCATAGAACCCTTTAATTAAATTATAATAGTTTGGGTTCTGTTCTTCGGTCACTGTTTGAATACGACAAGTATTATCTGAGTGAACCAGTGTAGGTATATCTCTTAATGCACGAGGTTTACATTGTAGTGCAAAAGACATCCACGGTGATTCTGGTAATTGCAACATGTCAAAGTATTCTTCTGCATGTTCTAACATAACTGTACAAGCAAAAGGTCTATAAGACTCTCTCTTCTTTACTGTATTCATTATTGATTTAGCGTTTCTATGTCTAGGGTCAAACATAATAGAACGATTGCCTAGAGCACGAGGACCCCATTCAGACTCATTCTGAAACATACCAACAATCTGTTGGTTGTCAATAAGTTCGTCTAGTACTACATCGAGTTCTCTATGAATTTGTGTCAATAACATTCTCTTCTCCGTTTAAATCATTATACATATCAAGTGCAGCCCCAACAGCAGTACCACCATCATGAGGGATAGGGTCTACAAAGAACTGTACATCTGGAAATAGTTTTAAATATTTTGCATTGTTAGTACAGTTTAAACTAAACCCACCTGAGAGAACAATGTTCTTACAATCAGGTACTAAGTCTAGTGCCTTTTGAATGACACCAGTTGCATGAACAAGTGAATCATGTTCTAATTTATTTGCAGCCGTATGTTTATTCCAAATATTACCCATACCACCATCTTCTTGTAATGCACCATAAGATGCCATACCCATAACTTTACCAGCGGCACGACCNTGTTCATCGCAACCTAATGCATAAGACATATTACTAAAGTTCATACCCATACTCGGATAAGAAGTAAATACAGACTCGACACCATCATAGTCATATGTCTCATCTGTTAAACACATGAGAGGGTCTTCACCCCAACCACCAGCGTTCATACTATTACGAATGTCACTTAACATACGATGATTTGAATATCTTTTATATAAGGGGGTGACTTTATTATCTTTGAAATGCCAGATACATTCAATCTCTTGGTACCCAGGCCAATCATCAAAGTGAGTCATCCAACCCCCACCATCCCAGGTGATGCATAATGCTTCGTCATAAGGGGATAGATGTGAACCACAAACTGCATGAAAATAATGATGTTCATGTTTGAAGTCTATTTTATCCTTAGGTTGAATTTGGTCAAGAAGTGATGTGTTAATTAAATTATCTTCGCCGTCTGCAACATGAGATTTATTAAATACTGAGGTGCCATGTTCTTGTTGAATTTCTGAGAGTCTTTTACGAGACAATTGTTGTGCTGAGAAGTCACGGATAAGTGCCTGTTGCAATTCTCTGTCTTGTATTGCCTTAGATGTAAAGTTTACATCAAACTGTCTCCTATCGAAGGAGGCGAACGCCACATGGTCAGGTTTGTGTAGTTGTTTATGTTCTATGCATACAAGTCCAAGTTCATCATATGCTTCTTCGCCACCATTGTCTTCACTTGGTGACCAATATTTACTTCTACGAGAGCGTTCCTCTTCGTATACATGCTTGACTTTGCCGTCTTCAACGACTGCAACAGCAGTATCGTGACTGGTGTTCACACCAAGAATCACTTCTTTTTCTTTCGTCATAATATATTTCCTGTTATGAGATTATTTTGTTATGTTATATTCTTTATTTAAACTGTCTTGTGTGACAAGCTTGCGGTCAAGCATGTCTATTACCATCTCCTGATGGCCAATCTTGCGTCCTTGATGCTCTCCGTAGAGATAAGAACCGGTTGCACAAAGAGTAATAAAGATAAAATGGGTTATTAATAAATCCATATGTTTATTTATAGACTATTATAGTAGTCGTCCTGACCATCGTTGTACTTTTTCTGATTCCTTTTAAAGAAATCTGGTCTACGAAACTTAATTTTGCGAATTTTAGCCCAAACATTGTGTTTTTTACACTGATAATGTAGTGTTATAAACAAAGCAAACCATAATCCAAGTGAAAATACATACTTAAAGAGTATCCATGGTAATAAAATGAGGTCTAACATAACTTTTTCCTTTTCAATTAATCTGGAGGGGTGGGAAAACACTCTCACGCATGTCGTGAATTAAATTGTGGACTTGGTGATGTTCGTTTCCCTGCCCCTTACCCGAGCAGTTTACCATATAATTGGTTTATGCCCCTATTAAAACTCCAGTATACACGAGGGCTACTGATATTTCTAGGCCCTTTTGCGTTTTCTTTTCGCATAACCAGTGCCTTTGCCTATTTCTTCGATTCGTTTTTGATTTCTTTTCTTAGATTTGTTGCGAATTCGTTTCATGGCAGTAATCGAATCCCATTCTGCCTGATTCAATGCGATATAATCATCACACCCTTGACCCTAGACCACGAAGAAACTTAATGAAACGGTTCTTTTGTGCCTTAGTCATCATAGAATAGGCCTCAACGAAGTCTTCTTCAGTAGATTCAAGTTCAGCAATCAAACCATCCCACTCGTTTCGCATGAGTTCAACCAGTTTACGCTTATACTCAAGACTTGTAAGATACTTAACCATATCAAACTTACTCTTATAACCGTTATCCATAAATTGGTCAATCTGATACTCTATCTCACCGAGTGCCCCATTCACCTTTTTCTGCATTGCTATTTGTATTTTGTTCATAACATTTATATATTAAAAGAAATTCTTCAACACGCCAGACGCCAATATAAGCAACCCAAATGCATTGAGTAATATAAGCGCCCTATCTTTCCATAGGAGAGAGACTATCAACCATCCGAAGATACCTAAGGTGCTGAGATATAAGTCCCAAATCAACAACGCAGGTTCACCAGTACTCCTTAGTGTCATTGCTATCATGACTATAATACTAGATAACCACTTTGTCCACCATGCAAGTTGTTCCTTCTGCCTTGCCTTACGCTCCTTAGTGGTAAGGGGTGCAGTCGGAACAGACTCAACGGTTTCCGCTATCTCCTGTAGAACCTCACGATTAACGAGAACTTCTTTAAGGACTTCTTTATTTGTGTTCATCTCTCCTCTTCTCCCAAGGGAATGGTTTATTGATATGTATACCCACATAAGTGAGTGTAATCATAATCACACACAGGACAAAACCTGCGATACTACTAATTTGTGATACTTCTGTTTCCATAATCATTGCTCCTATGCAATATTCCACTTTCTAAACTTAACAAAGTCAAGTATGTTCTCTTCAGGTGTGTAGACAGAATCATCTATATCACCTGGGTCTGGTTCGTCTTCGTATTCGACATGCAACTCTAAACGACCATTGATATTACGAATACACATAAGAGTGTCTTCTTCTATCTCAGGATGCCGTGCAAAGAAATCTTCGGCACGAATCTCATCGTCAAAGAGAATCATGTCACCACTTACTTCCATTTGATATCCCATATATAACATTTTTGTTTCCTTCTTTAAAAATATCCAAAAAAATTTTTTAGTACGGCGTCAAGGTCATCCCGATGCCTTAACACTAGTGGACCAACGCAGAGGATTTCACATGGACTGTTTGCCACGCTCACTCAGAGACATTCTAAGACGCTCTATGCTACCCCTACACCCTATCTAGTGCAGTAAGTGGGAGGGGCGTTCTCATCCCCTCCACGAATGTTCGGACATTACCCTCTGAGACTTTCACATATGCATGATATATTATAGGTAACTCTCAGATGAACCCTTTAATATATAGCCATTATACTACAGCATGCAGTCTATGTCTAGTGGAATACCTTATCTATTCCGTTAATTACTATGAACTCTATGTCTACCTGGCCGATGATGTCTTCACCACCCCTAGATAGGACACTAGAACACATGTCATCCCAACACTGGTTCACATCCACCTTGGACATGGCCAGTTGCATCTCTTTACCACTCAGTGGTATCTCAACTGGTATACCAGATGCGATGTGTACTCCTTTTAACCCATTAACCATGATACTCCTCCTATTAAACTAAATGGTATGCCGAACATACAGAGAAAACAACAGAACGAACTGTTGCAAAACCATATGTCGAATCTTCTAAATCTTCTCTTTAACTCTTTTCTCACCATATGGATATCCTATCAAAAAGTGAGACCCATTGTCAACCCCTAGTATATACTCCAATGTACACTCCAGTATACATTGTATAGCATAAGAAACACATGGAGTGGAGATGATATGCATGGTACTCTACTATATATCAGGAGTACCATTAACACATAGACCTCTCAGACATGGGGTCTTTCGCCTGTTACCTTCGTCAATTCATCATGGGTATACCATAACAAAAAGTGAGGGTCACTGTCAACCCCTCTGAAACCCTTATAGGAGGGACGGTCTCTCTCGTGTCCTCTCTTAGGTTCTCTCAGGTTATAAGTAGTCCTGCTTCTCTTGACCACTTCACGCTATCCGCTTTTATTCATTGGTTCTACGAAACACATAAATACGAATATAATTACACACTTTAACACACTTCTGCACACATTATATTATGAACCTACTGACACTACTCAATAAAATATTCAAACCCACTAAGAAACAGGCTCTGGCGCATAGAGAAACATCTTTCACTATACTCAGTGGACTTATTACACAGGCACCTATCATCGTATTCATCATGTATTGTATGCGTGAGGTATTCAATGTATCCGATTGGTGGGTACTCAGTATGGTTAACATATCATCTATGACCATTATCTCATACATAAGGTTATACTACACTCGTATGTACTTCAGTGGTAGATACGATGACATAGAGGAGAGACATGAAAAACACTAATACTTTATTCCCTTGGGATAACTACTATATGGACTGGGATGAGTCTGTAATGGGTCGTCTTATGATGATACCTAACTTCTATTCGGATAGCGAGCTTGAGTTTCTACGGACTATGGCGTTGGAGGTCGGTGAAGTATCTTCGGATGTGTACCCTAATAGACGGATTAGTTCGTTTGATGGATACCCTCCTAGCGCCTTAGTGTCTACGGAAGATTCTTCTGTCGGAATAATGACTGGTGTGATTACGGATAAGATTGATTGGTTGTGGTCAAATTGGGAAGCGTTTTCAGTGTCTTTGGAAATGCCTGATGTTAAGTATGTCTTTGATACTAAGGACTTAGAGAAGAGAGCGAATAATGTCCCTGCGTATTGTAATCATCATATGCAGGCATCACCTAAGAATATGCCTCATTACCCTATACACAATGATGGTGGTAAACTTATGACGATACTTGTCCCTATCTATCCTGATGTGAATAATAGTACCATCTTTCATGGTGGGGAAAGGTTTGACATGGATAGTGGTCGTATGATATCATGGGATATTAATACGGCATATTTGTTTCGTGCAAGTAATTATAGTTATCACTCATATGTCGGAGGTGATACAGATAGGTTTATTATGAATATAAATTTCTTCAACAATTGGTATAAAAGGCCCGAACCGCCTAAATAATACTATGGCATACGACTTCTTCCCAACAAAGAGCAAAGAGATACTTACTAAGTGCGACAAGTTTCCACCTGGTAATGTAGCAGATATGATTAAACTCCATGAGGCACTCACTAAGAAGTACCCTAAGGTTGATGCACCTATCAATATCGATTTGGGTAAGAAGAATCAAAGTAAAACAGAGGTCAATGTCACTCGTGCATTAGAAGGCGCTATCACCATCAATCAGATACTTAATCTATCTAATGCTGAGAATCTTAAGTTAAAGTTCGGTAATGGTAGTAGTGGTAATAGGGGTGCTAAGAATCAAGGTAATGCGTTTGAAGAAGAGTTCGCAAAGGACTTAGAGTCATGGTGGGCAGGTGAGAAGGTCGGTGATAAGAACCATCTCCTTGCGATAGAAGACTTGAACAAGACATATGATTTAAAGAGTTCTTCGACACTGAAGATATCAGTAGAAGGTGGTGAGAACACACCTAGACCTATCAAGTATGGTTCTAACATTATACTAGAGAATAAAAAGGGTACTGGTACAGATGTCGGTAAGAATGTCACTGATATTACTCTTACGAAAGATGATGGTAAAGAGATATACTTATCACTTAAGTTTGGACCTACTACGACCTTCTTCAATGTGGGTGTAAGAAAGGTACTCACACCAGACGAAATAGAGGCAGGTGGTATCAACAACAAGAATGGTCTAAAACTTTTAAAGATGTTCGGAATCAAACAAGATAAGTTTTGTTCAGTCTTCAAGGGCGATAAGAACACCGCACCAGGTTATAGTAAGAAAGAGGTTGTAGGGTATGATAAGAGTGCTCTCAACAAACTACTTGAATCAGGCATTGGTCATGGGTATCATATCATACATAAGTTCACTAATGGTAGAGTCTTATCAAAGAAGATGGACAAAGTGTCAATGCAAAAGGCAGCAAGAACAGGAAGAATGAAGTTGTTCTATGGTGGTAAGACTGGTGATGGTAGAAGAATCAATATGGAATGTGAATCACCCACTTACAAGTTCAGTTTAAATATTCGTGATACGCAAGGTAAAGATGGTAAACCTACTCGTATGATGTGCGACTTCAAATATAAGTAAACCAAAAAAAAGGGACATATCGTCCCTTTTCTCAATCAAATCAATGACTTACGGATTAGACACTAGGTACATTTGTGCAAAGTAATCGTCACTGATAGGACCATCTGTCTCATCAAAGAATAACAATGAACATTGTTTAGTCATATCTCTCCAATCATGATTGAATGATAAGAACTTCGCCTCTTCATCGCCGCCTGTACCACGCCATAGTTCTGGAAATAATACTCTAACATTCTTCTCATACATCTCATTGAGTTCTTTGTTCTTGTCATGATTACATGCATAGTATTTACCAAGAGTTGCAGGCATCATAGGTAATACAAACTCAGTGTATTCACCCTCTACGAAATGCATGAATGAATCATACTTGTCTAGTGTACCATCGAACATCTTCTCAGTTAAGTCTGTATGTTCTGCATAGTTGAACTGAAAGAACTGAGGCATGAATTGAGTATCTTCTGATTCTGTCCAATCTATTGCAAGATTAAGTGTCGCCCAATTGTTCTCAATGATTGACTTTCTGTCTTCTTCATTGATTGTGTATGATGAGTGGTTAGGATTACCTTTGTCTGGTAATGTAGAGAAAATGATACTATGACCTAAATTTCTCCACTTCACTCTTGGATGCATGTACATGATTTTGTCATGTTCACCAAATCTATCGTTTCTAAACAAGTGTTTAATTGCATGACTTGGATTATCTGTACCCTCAATAGTAGTGAGTCTCATGCTTGATGGTACATTTGGGTCAGTTTCTTCACTTGCCCACCTTGGTTGAACTGCAAGAAAGTCTGATTTCTCATAGTCGGTGAACACATTCAGTACACTAATCTGCATACCCTCATGTACTAGTAGACGGTTTGCGTCCATTGATAATTTTAGTTTGATAACATCCTCTGGTGTGGTAGTAGGGTCGTCTTTCAAACATACTGTAGCAACATTAAATGCCATTTTTCTATCTCCTCATTCGTGCCAAATCTTTGGCGTATTGTTTATCTTCTTCAAATACCGGTACTAGGTTAGACTTATGCATAACACCGATACCGATTAGTTTTCTCTCACCTGAGTATATAGGACTTTCTCTGCGTGGTGTTGGATTACCGACACATAGGTTGTCACTTACATACGAAGGATATTGTTCTGTTGTTATCTCAGACATCACTTGGTCATATTGAACTTGCTGTCTTGCGATTAACTCATTATATTTAGTCATTTTACTTTTGGTACTAAATGCCTTGGTCTTACGGCGTTTACCGTGAGGACCGTACTTGATACTTGTACCTAAATTCAAATAACCCATATAATCTATTATAATATATTATGCATGATTGCACAAGTGGTTTTATACAATACTTACCCAACCTGTGATTACATACTTCTCATTCGATAGAGGTGGATTACCTCTATGTATATGTGTCCACCCAGCGGGCCAACCACAAATCTATTAAACTTTGGGGCGATTCTCTTTGACTGATATAGAAACTCTGTCTCACCGCCCTCATCTACATCATTGAGATACACCATAAATGCAAGTGCTGTTCTTACATTTTGTAGTTGATTGTTATACTCACAATGCCATGAATGATAACCTTCTGTTGGTCTTGTCTTCTGCATCTTCAACTGACTGACATATATGTCTTTGACCATTTGTGAACCAACAAGTGGATATTCTTCACTCCATTTTGGTAATATTTCATATTGTACCACATCACCCAACTCTCTAAGGGGTTGATTAATCATTGTGTCCATTGCACTCCAGTATACTGAAGTATCTTCACCTGTCCATTTACCTGCTTTTCTATGTCCGTCTGCAACTCTAGTCTTTGTTAGACCATGGTCTTCTGCATTATCAAACACTGCAACACAATCATCTATCAAACCTGGGTCAAAACAGTCATCAATTGTTTTGATGTGGTCACCATGGTCTTTCCAACCACTTTCATTATATTTCTTTTCGGTCATTTAAAATCCTTCACTTCTTGGTCTATTCTCACAATGCCAGTCATGACTGCAATATGCATCACACCAGACATGTTCAACATGACCGTTATTCATCGGTGAGTGGTACTTCACTTCCTGTAGTTTCAGTAGTTTCTGACACTGACTGCATTTCGCTGTCGGTACTGTCGTTGTTCTCTGATTCATTGTTCTCTTCCTCTCCTCTCATAGAGTCTTCATCTCTTCCAAACCATACAAGTAAAACATATCTGTCACCCTCATAGACTGGTTCTACACCATGCCACATTTGTGTTGAGTTGTTAAAGAATGTAGCAGTACCCTCGTTCTTTGCAATATAGTTTCCATCTACGATTAATCTACCACCTTTATATCCCTCATTCAATTGTAATATCATAGTACCAAAGTCGGTGTCTTCTGCAACATCTTTGTGAAATGGGAACATCGAATCTTGAGCATAGTGTACAATTTGCATATATGTTATTGTGTCGAAGTCTGGATGGTCTGGTATTAAATGTTCGAACACTTCTAAACATGCATCAAACTCTCTTGTACCTGGTGAACATGTCAAGTGTGTCTTGTTCATGTCTGCAATATACTTGTAAGATAGATTGTGGTCTTGTACTTTCTGACTAGGAATTATCTCACTATTGTCTGGATTATATTCTGCATCTTCATCAATAGGACAACCATGAAACACATTCATTATGTGTTCGCATCCTAATGGATTGATTATGTTTGGTAGAATTGTAATAAAGTCTGTATTGCGTTCTATTTCGAACTGTTCACCAGTGTACTTGTTTTCTACTACTTCTTTGTTGTCTTGTTCATTTGAACCACCTAAGTTGGTGTCGGTATATGAACCCATGTTAATTGCCATTGTTATCTCCTAATTTGGGTGAAGAAAGTCACTTGTGTGAATCTCCAGTTGTCGATGTATTTATCATAATTGTCAATCCAAGCACCGTGCATATAATTACCTGGAAATATAACACATCTATTGAACTTCGCCTTAATCATAGTTCGAATGTTGAATCTCTCTTCTACAGGATATAACACATTCATGTTCTCGTCATTAGTAATCCATTCGCCATCATAAACTGCTGTACCACCATCTTCTTCTTTGTCAAGATAGACCAGCATGTTGAGTGTAGCACAATTGTCTGGCGTATCTAATTTACTATCGATGTGTGGATAGTGTTGATACTTTGGGTCTGTAATCTCACCAGTTTTAAAACAGTTGAACTCATATAGTCGTGACCAGTTGTAGTCACCTTTGTGCCAGTATCTACGACATACATCTAATATTCTTTGATGTTCTGTTTCATAGATTCTTGTAGGGTGACCAACCTTGTCAACTATTCTACAGTCGTAATAGTCTACACCATTTCGTGTTGGTGATTCAGGATTATATTTCCACATTGGGTAATCTCTGTTAGTCAAGTGTTGATACAAATCTTCGGCGTTCTCATAGAAGTCGTCTATGGTCAAACAAAAACCGTCAAACTTAGCATCTGCAAATGAACCTTTCATTTTGTATAGTTCATCTAGTATAATTGGTTTACTCATTACTCAAAACTCCATAATCAAATGGGTCACCATGATGATATGACCCTAAATCTTCTGCATGTTGTAAATTGAAAGAGATTGATATTCTTTCGTAATCTTTAATCTCACCTATTAATCCTTTTCCTCGTGACCGACCCTGTGGTACTGCATGGGTCAAGTACGAGGGCCATAGTAAGAAGTCACCAGTTTCAGCATAAAATGCCATTTCTGTCTGACCACCTGGCGTACCTTGAAATGTATATTGACCATCTTCGTGTTGACCATCACTGGCGCCATGACCAAAAAGAGAACTCATGTTAGGATGATAAAAGGTAATTGGTTCTGAATTAGAATCTGTAGAGACATAGTAGGTACCAGATAGTCTGGACTTGACATGATTATGAACTGAATGGGAGTGTGGTTCATTATATACATTCACCCATGAAAATAGGTGTATGTCATGTCGAGATATTCCAGTCACATCGAAATGCCACATTTTACGGATGAATTCGATGTAAGTATCTTTCATCTGATTTGCGAAGTCGTTGAACCATGGTTGGTTATGTGTCTCTTCTCTCAAATCGTGCTCGAAGTAGGTTGTGTATTCTGTTTCTGTATTACCCTTTGGTATTCTACCTACTACATCTCTACAGTGTTCTGCGACAATTTCATGATTGAGGTTTGCCTTACCTTGAAACATGGGTGTAGAGAAAGTTTGTTTATACTCTCCTCTACACGGTCCATATGTGTTCTTTAATGTATTAGTCTTTATTGGTCTCATTAACTTTCGCTTCAGTCTTTGTAGTGACTTCTCTATAATATAGTACGACTTCACCAAGTTGTTTGATGTATCGTTTTAGTTCTTGCATGTCTTCTGCCATGACTTTGTAATCGCCAACTGAGGTTGCAACAAATAGCACCTCGCCATTGTTCTGTTCTTTCATCTCATCTAAGAATCTGTCAAGATATGTATAACCTAATGGCCAGTCAGGATTCTCTCTCTGGTCTAGTTCACATGTCTTTGGTCGTTTAAGTTGTTCTACCTTATTCTCGTCAAACTTCTTAGGTTCAAATGATAATGTTCTCTTACATGGATTTACTATTCGTGCCTCAGATACTACAAACCATTTGGGTGCAGTCAATTCTACTGGTCGTGGTAAATCAGGTTGCATGATTTCTATCTCTAGGGGTTTACTGACTATCTCTACCTTTCGTTCAGGTAGTAGTGAACAACTACTCAGGAGTATTATCAGCGCCGATATTGTAAAGTTTCTCTGTATCATCTTCTAGTCCCTCCATAACCTTTTCACTTGCATTATTGAATCTTAGTTCAATCATGCCAGGTTTCTTTAGTGCGAGTACATCTAAGTTATGTCGTGCAAATATTGATAGATACTCTGCCTTCTCTTTCTCTATCTCTGCATTTGCTCTAGACATGTTTAACAATGCCTTACCTTGTTTCTCATAAGACTCTTTCATTGCGGTCATTGCCGCTTTCTGTTCTTCTACTGCATACTCTAACTTGGCGTTATTTTCTTTTAGTGTGATATTCTCATTGTAGAGATAGTAACCACCTAAACCAAGTACGAGTATAATACCAATAAATAATTGATTCATATTTACTCCCTATAATATAACTATGAGTAATGCACCTAACAACAAGAACAAAAACAATATGTCTTCACTACTCGGTCTCTTGTCCATACTCATACTCGTAATCTTCTATGATAAAGTTCAGCCCACCTGAACTTCTGTATTCGACTACTTTGCTGTCTTCATCTCTAAATTTGAGATGTTTTTCTTTCTGTACGATAATTTTCTTGGCGATAAATTTTCTATCGTCTGAATCACCATATACATTGTTGAATGAAACTGTAACCAGATATCTCTTAACGAACAACGATTTGATGTTCTCATATATGTATCTAGTTGTCTTGCGAATCCAACTCCACAATCTTTTTAATCTTTCCATACTTGTATTTAGTCGTTATTTCTTAACAACTTTAATTGTTCTATGGTATCTCTTGCACTTATATGGACAATACCAATACCACCTGCCTCGACCCACGCATCAATGTTCTTCTTTCTGTCGTCAATCAATACAGAACCCTCAAAGGCATATGCCGCCTTTTGAGTACCAGTAAAGGTACAAGTGACTGGAACTGTTGGGTCTACATGTCTCTTAATCCATTCGTTCTTGTCATGTACTACTAGATGTCTGTTGACTTCACCAGCGGCAGTCAATATCTCCCATGGTACTTCACAATGTCTGACATATGCGAGTAAGTCGTACATATCGACCATTGGGGGTAAATTTGCAAACAGTCTTTTGTTTGTTAGTTCTTCTTTTCTATCGTCATATGTAGAGTGACCTTCTGCATCGTTAGTAAGTGGTTCACCCAAATACTGCGGACCTTCGACCCCTCTTAAGAAGTCGGCAAGTACACCGTCCATATCAATAAAAACTCTTTTTACTTTTCCTTTCATCATGGTAGGATTATAGTCTTTTTTGGTGGTTATTGTCAAGGGTTTTCTCTCTTAAATATGCCTCAGTTTCGCATATTTCTTCGCCTTTTAAGTACTGTTTTACATGTATCATCTCGTGTGCTAGAGTGATATATCGTTCTTTGTTTAGTTTCAAAAAGATATTAATGTAGGGTTTTTTCTCTAAGATTCGTGGGTGTTCCATCAACCCTTGTTGTGTGAATGATGGTGGGAGTCGTTTGATATAGATTACAGAAGGTATCGCACTGATTTCCAATGTGTTCGCATACTCTATCGCCTTCTCTAACAATAGTTTATTCTTGCAGTAAATCTCCATTATCTAGTTTTCTTTCGCCTATTGTTTCATTCCAAAAATTGTCTATTGACTTTTTCTTACCATCTAACTCTACATGGGGCAAAGTCTTGTCGGTCTTATAAAAGTCTAACCCCAACACATATACCCTAACTTCGTAATCTTCTCGGTTCAATGTATTACAGATATGTTTCAATCTCAAATCCATTGCATTCCAATCTCGTTCTCTCTGTAGATAAAGATGTACAGTTCTCATTATACCTTTCTATATCCTTTAGACCATGTTTCTAGTTCAGTGAAACCACCTATGTTCTCACCATGAACTCTGATTTGTGGGAAAGTTCTGGCAGTTGGAAACATTTCCATCATCTCTTCTCTGCCGAAATCTGTACCTAATGACTGGTATGTATATTCATATCCATTTTGTTCACATAATGCTTTTGCTCTGTCGCAAAATGGACATTGGGGTTTTCCATATATTTCTATCATAGTATATAATCCTTTCTTGTTGACTTTGCAGTGTATACTTTACCAGTCTTTCTACCATAGTAGGGTTCTTTCTCTATACCCTTGGTGCCTTCACTAAAGAATATAAATGTGACTAGAGATACTAGGGCGAACCATATTATCATAATTAGAACTACTACATCAATCATAATTTAAAATCGTCAAATGTGTTATCATCGACATCCTGTTTAATGCCACCGATGACATAAGATTCAATCTCTGTCTCTTGGGGTGCATTTTGTAATCCTCTACTGTTGAACCAATGTTGTGTCCATGGTAGTGGATTGTTAGTTGAAGAGACATTGAATATTGGGTTTAAACCAATCGCTCTAAGTCTCTTATTACAAATGTATTCTATGTAATTACCAAGTAATGGTATTGATAAACCAATCATAGAACCCTCTCTGAATAAGAACTCTGCCCATTCTTTCTCTTGGGCGACTGCATCTTCATACATTGTGTATACTTCTTTCTCACAATCTTTCATAACTTGATGCATGAGTTTATCATTCTCTTGATTCTTATAACATTTGAGTATGTGTTGGGTGATTGCAAGGTGTTGTGCTTCATCTCTGGAAATGAATGAGATAATCTTTGCACTGCCTTCCATGAGTTTTAGTTCACCAAATGCAAAACTACAGGCGAATGATACAAAGAATCTTACACCCTCTAGTATGTTGACTGATATCAATGTGAGATACAATGCCTTATACAGTTCATAATCATCTACTTTTAAACCTAACAGTCTTCTACGACCAAGTTCAATGAAGTGGTCATACTTCTCTGTCACCATCTCTGCTCTCTTAACGATTGCAGGTTCATCTATAATCGTATCGAATATATCACTAGGGTCACTATAGATGTTCTTTATAATATGAGTATAACTTCTACTATGAATAGTCTCCATGAAGTCCCATGTGATAATACACGACTCAAGTTCAGGTAGAGTGACAAACGGTAAAAATGCTATGGATGGCGCTCTGCCTTGAACTGAGTCAAGTAAAGTTTGATATCTTAAGTTAGATGTGAATATGTGTTTTTGTGCATCTGTTAGTTGTTGGTAATCACTTCTATCTTTCTGTAGTGATACTTCTTCTGGTCTCCAGAAGAATCCTAATTGTGTCTGAGTGAGTTTATCAAATATCGGATACTTGAACTCATCGAATCTTTGTGTGTTTAATTCTTCGCCAAAGAATATCTTGTTCTTTGTGAAGTCAATGTTTTTCTTATTAAAAACTGTCATTATCTCTTACTCTCTATTTCTTCTAAATCATCATAGTAATTTACGAATTGCCCATAATCTGTGGCATAGTATTTATCATTAAATATTTTTGATTGTTCACCATATGTCTCATTGTCATTTGACCATCTATGTTCTCTACCATCTAGGTTTAATGATGTCTTGGGTTGTCTTTCAGGACCATAATGAAAATCTGGTATGTGTTGCATCATAGAGTTTGAATTCACAAAATGAGAAAATATATGATAACTGTAATCACCTAAGAATTCATCTCTCCAATGTGGTATATTAGGACCTTGATACAATAATATATCACCAGGTTCTAAGTCAACTGCAATACAATTATTCTTTAGTCTGTCTCTATGATTAAAATCTTGTGATTCATTCTTAACTTGTTCTGCATCAATACCTGCATAGTTCTTATCATTTCTTAACCATATTGTCCATGGTGTGTTGTCGTCTGTTTTGTAATCTAAACATAAAGTTGCACTGACCTCACATGAAGGTCTATCAGTATGTGAACCAAGATAGGCACCTCTAACATACTTTCTGGTGAATGAATATGTCTCTTCTAAAGTCATGTCAAAACAGTCTTTTAGTTTCTCATGTATGTAATGAGACAATGCATTACCCCATGGCGAACAATACTTTCCAGAACTCGTTCCCCTAGATGATTGGGGGTTCTTATATGTAATGTCATGTGTTTCTAATGTGGTTGCAGTATCGGTGTATTCTGCTGATTTCCATACATCCATTGCAAAGTCAATCATGTGTTGTGGTAAGAAGTCTCTGACAACAACATATTTGTTCTTCATAAACTGCCATGTCATTGGGTTTGTTTTACCCCTAAGTGTACCAGATTTCATCTGTTCTTTCCACTTAGCGATATTCTCGTCTACGCACTTATATTCTATAGTTTTGTCTTCAAATGGCACAGGCATCGCAGTCTTCATCTCCTTCTTCAATTTGTGATGGTGCAAGTTCTTCTTGCATAACATCTTCAACTTTACCATCCATTGTGTTCTGATAATAAGATGTTTTCCATCCATATTTATAGGTGTTCAATAAGTCTTTCGCCATTACTGATACTGGTACTTCATTGTTTGGGTAGTTCTCTGGATTATATGACCAATTACCACTAATACCTTGGTCAAAGAACTTCTGCATCACTGCAACTATATTGATATAACCAGTGTTGTCTGGCATATCCCATAACAATGTATAGGCACTCTTAAGATTAGAATATTGAGGCACTATCTGTTTCAATGTACCTTTCTTACTCTTCTTAACTGACAAGTGGTCTCTAGGTGGTTCAATACCATTAGTTGCATTACATACAACTGAAGACGATTCACTTGGCATTTGTGCTGTGAGTGTTGAGTGTCTTAAACCATGAGTCAATATCTCTGCTCTTAAGTATTCCCAATCTCTAGTGTACACTGGTTTTACAATAGTGTCAACATCTTTCTTGTATGTGTCGATAGGTAGAATACCTTGCGAGTATTTTGTTCTATCGAAGTAATCACATGCACCTTTCTCTTTTGCGAGTTGATTTGATGCCCTTAGTAAGTAGTATTGAAATCTCTCAGTCAAGTCATGAACTAATTGCCATGCTTCTGGATCCGAATACTTGACTCTATTTTTTGCAAGATAATGTGCAAGACCAATGTACCCTATACCAAGACTTCTTCTTGCGAGTGTGGACATCTCTGCCGCCTTCACAGGATACTCTTGGTAATCAATCAGTTCTTCTAATCCCCTCACTGCAAGTTCACATATGTCTTGTAGTTCATCATCTTTTACTACACCCACATTGACAGCACTCAATATACAAAGTGCAATCTCACCACCATGGTCATCGATATGGTCAATTGGGTCTGTCGGTAATGTGATTTCTTGACATAGATTACTCATGTTCACTTTGTCTAAAAATGAACTATGAGTATTACTATGGTCTATATTCATGATATAGATTCTACCAGTCTCCGCTCGTTCTTTTAATAAATCTGTAATCAGTTCTCTTGCACTGACTTTTCTTTTGGGTACTGAAGTTGCTCTCTCATACTTTTCATACATCTCATCAAACTCTGGTGTACCAAATGCCTCATATAGACCAGGTACTTCATGTGGTGAGAATAGAGTAATGTCTTCGTTCTTTAAGAATCTCTGATAGAATAATTCTGATAATTGTATACTGTAATCTAGTTTTCTTACTCTGTTGTCTTCTGTTCCCTTGTTGTTCTTTAAAACAATAATGTCTTCTATCTCTTGATGCCAGATAGGGAAATGAACTGTAGCAGAACCCCCTCTTACACCATTCTGAGTACAACATCTTACTGTTGATTCGAATTTCTTTAAGAATGGGATGACACCAGTATGTTGTACTTCACCCCCTCTAATCTTTGCACCCAAACCTCTGATACGACCTGCATTGATACCAATACCTGCCCTTTGTGCAACATATCTACCAATCGCCATATCAGATGCAAATAATGAGTCTAGTGAATCATCTGTATCGACCAGAACACATGATGCAAACTGTTTCAATGGTGTTCTAACACCTGCCATGACTGGCGTTGGTATATTAATCTTAAACATACTTACTGCATCATAGTATCTACGAACATATAGTAATCTATCGTCTGAATCATAGTCTTGAAATAGTGTCATTGCAATCAACATGTACATGAACTGAGGTGTCTCAAACAATGTACCTGATGACCTGTCTTGAACCAAATATTTATCTACGACTTGTTGTAGACCTGCATAAGTGAAATCAAAGTCTCTACTATGTCTTAGATATGAATTGAGTTTCTTTAATTCTTTGTCTGAGTATTTTGCTGTTAAATCTTTTGTGTATAAACCCTTGTCTATGTTTCTTTCAATCAAGTCTTGTAGGCGTGGATAAATCTCTGAGTCTTTCCACTTAGTATTGAATACTTGTTTCTGAATTCCAAATAGTAATAGTCTGGCTGCAACAAATTGATAATTAGGATTCTCAAGTGATATCAAATCACTTGCACTTTTGACTAGAATCTTTTGAATCTCTTTTGTGGTGATACCATCAAAGAATTGTAGACCACTGTTCATCTCTACTAAAGACTCAGAAACACCATTAATGCCTCTACAAGACTTCTCAACCATTACATGTATCTTATCTAAATCAATAATTGATTTTGAACCATCACTCTTTATAACATTAATTTCTGCGTTCATATTTTCTTATACTCCATCAATTGTAATTTTGCTGAGAGACCGTAAACTGTATTACGATTGATGATTTCGATAATCTCACTTTCACTCAAACCCCTTATAACCATATCATTTATATCTTTGCAATCTTCTATTCTTCTATCGTTCCAGATGCACACCTTATACCCAAGGTCAATGACCTCTTCTATTTTTTTGATTATTTCGGCGTTTCTTGGTTCGTTATCATATATTAGTATTGCGTTATCTTTTATATCATCTTGTATCTTTTTAAAATCACTACCTGCAACTGCGATACTATTCGGTAGGAATAGACTATCTATTGGTCCCTCAGTGACATAGATTGTCTTTGTTTTGTCCACTTTATTAAGATTGAAGATAAGTGGTACATCATCTCTGAATCTCATGGTCATATATCTTAATGGTGAGTCGTTAATTGCACGACCAGATACACCAATCAATTCACCATTCTCGTCATAGAATGGCAATATTATTCTAGGGTCTTTACCGAGAACCCTATCTTTGTACTTATCAGATAACAAACTGAGAGTTTGTGCCTGTTGTACGAACCATAAATCAGTCATTGAAGATTCTGGTATTTTTCTATCTAAAAGATAGTTTTTTGCGATTGCCTTTTCGAGAACAGGAAAGGCGACTGCCTTGAGACTGTTCTCTTTTTTGACCACAGTTTTATTTAGATTATCTGTTCGTGGGGTGAACTTAAAAGCGTTCGATGATGGCATTTTTCTTTTAGGTTTCATACCTTTTTCTGATAGAAATTCTTTCAGATATTCTTTGTGAACTGATGGCCAATGGTCTTTGATAAAGTTTATCGAAGATGTTGACTTACCACAGTTATGGCATTTGAAGATGAATGATTGTTCTTTGACGAAGTGAAACCCTCGTGCCTTATATACATTCTTTTGCGAATCGCCACAGTAATTGCACCTGTGATTCATCGTATTCTCGTTTGTCCATTTGGCACGGTCTAAGTAGACCATAACCATCGACAAGTATTTTCGCTCTAACCATAACATTACTACTTATTATACAGTAATTATGGTCAAAATACTAGTCGGTTTTGTTGATTTTGGGAACTTTCTTTTTGGGTACTTGAATGACATATCTGTTCTCAACTACCTTAGGTTTATCTTTCTCAATTTTTCTTGCAATAAGACTTGTTGATGTTATTAATAATAACACCGCAAGTGGGTCAAATACAAAGATGAGTGCAAAAATCACCCACCTAACAGCGTTGTCAAGGTACTTGACACTCTCTTCCTGACCATATATCACTTCTGCAACATACTTAATCGGACCAATCTCACCCTCTTGCATGAGTTGTTCTCTTTTAAGGGGCATCAATTCTTCATTGTACTTGACTACTTGGTCAATTATAACATCCATATCTTGTGCAATCAAGTCCCTTTCTTCTTTTTGTCTACGGTCAATGTAGTTTCTGTCTTGGGGTCTTGCAGTACTAATAACTAAATCTAACCCCTCTAGTCGTGTCTCTAGTCTCTCTAGTTTACCCTCTTCACCATCTATTCTCTTCTCTATGATTGACATCTCAAGTGAATACGAATCACCCTTGAGTGTCTGGTCTATGTTCGCCTTTGATAAGAACCCAAAGATACCCAATGATGTAATCAACATCAATACGAACACTGATAAGGTTAGATAATACTTCATGTAGTTGAGTCTATCCCAAAATAAGTGTAGATAGGCGGCAGTGACTATTTTACCAAACTCTAATACACCAGTCATAATGACAACTGATAACCATGCACCTGCGAATATGGTTGCAAGACCAAGAACTGAGAAATAGGCGGCGATACCTGCAATTACGAGAGAGGTACCTAGAGCCAAATAGTTTAAGAATTTTTCCATAATTTACTTAGAGTATCTTTTTAAAAGACCGAAAATCTTCTTAGAATCTTCTTTATTCTTTTTTAGATACTTGTTTCTACTTCTCACTAAAGGTGTGTCTGTTGATACAGCACTGCCTGTAGCGTTCACTGGCGCATCTTCTTTTAAGTCGTCTTTAAGATACTTTGCCATTTCATCTGCAAGTTGTATACCTGCGTTATAATCTGTTGGGTAATGCAACCCAGCTTGAACTCTTCCATATGCACATATATCAGCGGCATCTCTAAGATTACCCTCATGTTCTGGATATTTCTCTGCATAGAAGTTTGCAACCAGATATGGTTGCATTGAATGACCTGATGGATATGAAGGAGAGTTTGCAGTTCCTGTTTTCCATTTTTTAAGTTTCATATTAAGTGCTTCTGCAACTTGATATGGTCTAGGTCTGTTGAATGAATTTTTAAAGTGTCTGATTACTGGTGTACATTGGTCTACGATGTAATCCATATACTCTTCATCAAACTCTAAGTCTGAGTCTTCCATGTATTCTTTGATGTAATAACATGGGTCATCAGCACAATTGATGTACTTCTTTTTGATTTCATCTGTTGCGTTGTTTGACTCTTTGATGACTGTTTCTAATTCTGACTTAGTTGTTTTAGAACTGTTTGTAGGTGGGGATATCATTTCTATTTCTGACCAACCATCTTCAAATATTTCTACTTTGTGATATTTGGGTTTCTTTAGTTTCTCAAATACATCGAATTGAAGTTTATCTATGTTCGATGGATTCATCAATGACTCTGTTGTTAGACCAAGTTTCTTATCGACCTTTTTCAGTACATCACCAGTTGATGACCTCATCTTATCTGCCCAATCGACCATTTTCTTTTTAATCTCAGCGCCTTTCTTTGTATCACCTGCACTGACTAAACCAGAATATGTTAATGCCATTGCAAGACCAACAGGACCACCCATCCATATAGGTAGACCACCTGTTGCCATACCAGCACTCAATAAACCAATACCCTTGATACCATCTGGCGTTGCAATCAAGTCTGCGAACCCAGCGTTTCCTGCAAATGCCTGTGGTATAATAGTCAAGTCAAAATCTGATTCTATATCACCAGAGAATGACATTCTTAACCATTGACCTATTGCAAGACTTGATACACCCACAGCACTCATTGTTGCGAGTACTTTATTCTTCTGCATGAACTCATCTGTTTTAATTAGACCCTTTTCTAACTGTTGGAATGTCTTAGTATCATGTATAGCAGCACCCCCTACAGTAAGACTTTTACCTATAGTTCTAAGTGAACCCATTATGGTCTTAGATGTTGCAGTTATTGAACCACCAATCGCCTTGACTGTATTATATACTGAAGGTTCTTTAAATGCCTTACCAATAGTTGCGATATCTAAACCTATTGCATCTTTCAATTCGCCTATGTGTTGTTTCAAGTCTGCAACTTGAGTTGGTAATGAACCACCAACATCGTTCTTAGGTTTCTCAGAAGGTGTGGCGTCCTTGTCGGGATTTGTCTTCGCTACATTCCCCTTCGGAGATTTTTTATCCGGTGCCGGTCTCGTATCACCTTGGTCGCCCTTTTTGGGCATTGATTGTAGTTTTCTTTTGAGTTCTTTTGCCTTATCTGAATCTGGATGTGACTTGAGATAGTCTTGTTGTTTCTCTGGCGACATGTCGAAGAACCATGCATCTTTCTTTTTGTCTTCTTCAACTAGAAGTTCTTCACATATGGAGTCTATTGCATCACAATATTGTTTGTAGTCTTCATCAATGTGATATAATACTTCGTTAATATACATCTTCTGCGGTAAACAGGACTCTATCTTCCCCTATGTACCCCTCATATATTAGTACACCATAACCTATACTATGTTCTGCAACATTGGTGACTGTTGATTTTTCTGGATATATTTTGATTTCTTCATTCTCATCAAAGTTCTGTTTGATTTGAGTTCTTAGATGATAATCAGAATCACTCATCTTTAATTTACCAATGTCTTGTGCCTCTTCAATCATCTCTGGTTGAAATGCATCTTCGTCTTTCAGTAATCTATAGAAGTCTTCATATAACTGGTCTGCCTGTTCAGAATCTAAGTTAGTATGTTCTTTGAGTAAACCAAGTGCGACTGCATATGATGCCAATTGTGACTTACCACCAGGCACTTTTCTAATTAGTTTCTTTAGATTGAATACGAGTCTATGTAAAGGTGTGAGAGAGTTCTTCTCTTCTTTTGATTTTGGGTTGTTTGCGAGTTTTTGATTTTTATTGTCTGGGTCTGTTATGAACTTGACTCTGACACCATTCTGGTCAATGAACCCAAACTTATAGGCAGGTGTCTTCTCAAAAGGTGTTGTCAACATCTTAAGAATCCTGAATACGATTAAACTGTCTATTACTCTTCCGACCATATATCTATTTATGCAATCTGAATGACTACAATTCTCTCAATCTGTCTGCAAGTTTATCGTCTATTGGATAGTTTATTAACCAACCCTCTTGTATGAGTTCAAGATATAATAACATAGTCTTTATAGATGACCAATGTTCGTCATCTTTAATCTTAAACTGCAACATTCTCATACATGCCTCAAATCCAAACACATTGAATAAACATATGATATGATTCAACATGAGGCGTTCTCTTAATTCACCATTCTCATGGTAACGATGAAGCAGTCGTTTTAGATATCTAAACCTACGCAAGTCTTCATTAAAGTCCTCAATGTCTTCACATTGGGGATCATCATAATGCTTATGTGCGTATGCATTAAAGTTTTTTGCTGTGATTTTGTCAAATAGACCCATAATATAATTGTTTAGTTGTTGTGTCTACTAGTATTTAGTAGACTCAACTAAAGAAGTTTAAACGATTGAACCGTAAACTTTGAATGAACCAGTTTCTAACTGTTCATATTTAACTTTGAGAGAAATGTTTCTTTCTTCTTTCTCAATCTCATCGATAGGTGTATCTACTGATTTACCAAACACCCCACCAAATTGAGTAAACTCTAAGTTTAATTCACCAGAACCTGAGAACTCTTCATCTTGTACTACACCATGTCCGTCTGATTGAACTTTCTTATGTAGACCCATTTGAGAGAGTTTTGATTCCATTTGTTGAATAGCGGCGAGAGGATTCATAAACTCTGATACTGCAACATGACCCAACACTGCATTAAGTTTGTTCTTAACTGCCTGTGAATCTATGTCATAAGGTACTGTTGAGTCTAAACCAAAGTCCCCACCTAAATTTTCAATTAAATATTCGTTAAATGTTTTCATAATTTTATCCTTGTATTGCAACACCAACACCTTTAACTTCGGCGTTGGCTGCAAAGACTTCATCAGAGGCGTCTTTTGATACGACCTCTGATGTATTTGCTTTTAAAGTGAATGTCCCAATTAAACTATTAGCACTAGTCTCAATTGACACTAACCTATCTGTTGCGCCTGTGTTGACTAATCTTACGGCAGTTGAACTACCAAAGTTAGAACCGTTAGTAGAAGATACTCCACATGCGGCCTCTGTTCCTAATACTTTAATTTTCATAATTATTCCCTTATGCAGCTACTGTAATTGTACCAGCAGCAGTACCAATTCCTGCGATATTGGTAATAGTTGCGTTTGTAGAAGTACCGTTATCTTTTACAGTACCACTGTTTAGAGCCATCGCATTTGCACCAATACTTAGAACATCACCTGCATTTGTAGCAGCGTTAGCAGCACCAATTACAAGACTGAATACTAGTTCGTTAGAACCTGTACCACTTGCGTATGATAATGTGTGATTTGTTCTTTGGTCATTTACAACTGTAAGTTGTGGTGTGCCTGTGACTGCAACTGCCTCGTTAAATCTGACTCGTACAGATAATGTACCACCCTCTGATTTATCAAATGCTGTTGAAATAAACTCTATCTCTGTAATATCAGCAGAACCAATTGAAACTGCAAGTCCACTTACTGCACATAAGATTTCGTCTGTTGCGCCACTTTTAGGGTTTTCAAATCTCCAACCACTAGCGTCAGCGTAAACTTTCTTCTTATCTGCATCGGTTAACCACTTAGGTTTCGATTCGTCTGCATCTGAAATTCCCCATAATGCCATTTTATTCTCCTATTTCGCAACCTTTAAGATTGCATTAAATGTTTTACTAAAAGTGTTTTTGTCTTTTTGTAATAGTTGTAAGTATTTAGTTCGAATTGGTGCTCGAACCTTCATTAAAGTGTCATGAACTTTGACTGCATCTGCGTTTTTGACCTTAATCTTCTTCATATCATCTGTTCTAACTTCACCATCTTTGGTTCCATCTTTGAATTTACGAAGTTGTATTAACATCGTTGCATCTGGTCTATTCTGTACACCAGTTGCCTTTGATTGCATTGCATCCATGGCACGATTGAAGACTTCATCCTCTTCTGCCTCTGCATACTTACCCTTTGCCATTGTTGATATCTTCAACAACTTTGCTCTTAAATCTTTCTCATTCTTAGATTGTGCAACAGCACGAGCAATTTTTTTATTACCTGCATCTGACATCATACCAAAGTCAGCAATCTTTTCCATTACTTGTTTGACATTTGATGATGCTTCAATTGCATCTGTAATATGTTTTTTATAGTTAAGTCTCTTTAACTTTTCTTTAAA